GCCCATGGTCGTAGCGATGGTCGCATCGGTCGTGGTGAGAATCAGGCCGTAGAACGCTTCGTACATGCCCTTGAATAGCTCGTCTTCAATGCCGTCGGGAATTGTCACCTCGACGAGCTCGCCGCCCTCGAGGGTGATGCTGAGGATGTCGTCAGGTCCGATGCCTTGCTTGTGTCCGTTGCCGTTATCCCCGTAGCCTTTGCCGCCGGGGAACACCTCGATTCCGATGCTGTCTCCGAGCTGTTGGAACGCCTTGTCGAGGTCGGCGGCCCACTCTCGGGCGATCTTGGTGGCGTCACGACGGAACTGCCGAACGAGACGACGGTCAAGCGCGCTGGCCTTCTCCTCATTCGGATAGGTGGCTTTGCCCGCCCATATCGCATCGTCGCCTTTGAGTTCCTTGCCGCCCTCCGACGGGTCAACCGTGAACGTCTCCGCATCGGGTCCACTCTCCACGATGGCTATGCTGCGCAGGTATACGTTGTCGCCGGGCTCGGGCTTCTCGCCGACAAGCTCCTTGGCGCGTGAGACCATGAGCCAGCCGCCGCGGACGGCGGTGTCGGTGCGCTCCCACAGCTTATCGGCGTCCTCTTGCAGCACCCGCACGTTCTTGTTGTTGAACCCCACACGAAAGCGCGTCAGGTCCGGCTCAAAGTCAACGAGCAACTGAGTGCGTAGCTCGGCACCGATCAGCCGCTGCGTAGGCACGATGTTGCTCTCGTAGGCCATCTCGCGCATCTCGCGCATGGTCGCGCCCACTTTGGTCTGCTGAATGCCAGTACCCAGGCCCACCACGGCGGCGGGGATGCCCAGCACGGCACTTACGCGCTCCTCTGGTATCTGGCGCAATGTACCGAGATCGAGCTGCTGCGGCGACCATGAGATGACGTCCACCTTTGTCTTTGCCGAGAACACGGCGGGCTCGCCACGTTTGTCGCCGCCAAACTTTTGTATGAGCGATTGCTTGACGACCTCAGCGTCAGGCTGAGAGAGCTCTGCCGAATCTGCGCCGGGCGACACGATCATGCCCGGTATGGCAAAGTTGGCCAGCAGCGACGCCGAGAAGTTGGCCGCTTCGTCGTCGGTGAAGATCTCACGGAATAGGGACTGTAGCGGCGAGATACCCAGCCGCGTGTTGGTCGGGTCGATGCCCAGGTAGCGAAAGTGAATGATGTCACGAGGATCGACTCTTATGGGTGTCCCCTGCGGCGAATACTCATAGTGGCTAATGAACTCAGTCCCGCTCTGTGGCCACTTGGGGGCGACCGTCGAGGAAGGCGCCCACCACAAAGCGGTCGGCAGGCCGAAGCTGTTGCGCTCTTTGAGCACGTAGGCGTTGCCTGTCAGCGTCCGGTCGATCAGCACGGCCTGCTCCATCAGCTCGCCGGGATAGAACGGATTGGGGTTATCCCATAGCTGCGCCATCATGTGATCAGGCACGGGCACCAGCGTCCCGTCGGGCTGGGCCTGTAGCACCTGGACCGGCGCTTCCGGGAACGTGCGCGCGATCCAGTTGACACAGGCGACGACGATGGAGTTCCCGCGGCCCTCGCCGACCTTGTCTGCATAGTCACGCTTCGTGCGCCCGAGCGAGACGAGGTCCCAGTTCAACGACTCTGGCCCAAGCCAGCGCATCGTCAATGCCTTGAGCGTCACGGCGGCCTTGCGAAAGATGTTCACCCGTCCATTGTCTCCGTGTCAAAGATGACCAAGGTACCATCGGGCAACGACCTTGATTCATCCTTGAAGCAACCTTTCATCTGCTCTGTCGTTGGGAACTCCGCCATCTGCCCCGTCACGTCGCGCACCGCCACGGCCATATACTCGCTCAGAACAAGCTCAAGATACTCCGCAGTTGGATTCAACACCTGCTCGGGACACAAGAACTCGACCTCAAAGAGCTTCTTTGTCATGCGGGCGGCTCCGGTATGATGATGGGCTGCCAGTGGGTGACGCCTAAGAGCACTCTGGACTCCTCATCCCACCATTGCCCAGCGACGTAATAGGCATGCCTTACCACTAGGCCAATAACAACCCACAGCTCCTTTTCGCCTGGGACTGGCAGTCGCTCCTCAACGCTCACCCACTCGGGCGTCAGGTCGTAGACGGCAACGGACCCATGGCTCTGCAATAAGCCCAGCGCGCAAGCCCGCTGTACTGCGTCGGCGGTCAGCGGGTCGCTGTCGCCGTCGATCTCTATGCCGAACAGTTTACGTGTCATGCCGCCAGCCCCCATTTCGGCTTGTTCGGTTGCAGCATCAGCTCAGTCAACGCCCACACGAGCGCGTCCATGCGGTTCGGCGACGGAGCGCCGGGCACCCACCCCGTCATCTCGTCTTCCAGCTTCGAGAACGCCCCGACGTGGTGGACACGGCCCTGCTCGTACAGCGCGGCCACCGGCTCGGCCCTGGTGCGCTTGCCACGGCTGGCGTGAACGGCCTTGTAAGCGACGCCCTCGTCAACAGTGCGGATTGTCAGCTCGACCATCTCGCCGCCGTTGTTCACCTCGGCGACGATCCTGTCGGCGCTGTGGGCGTGATATGCCAGTACCGCCTTGGAGCCCCATCCGTGGGGGCTGGCGCGCAGCGTATCGTCACCAAGGATGTACCCGTGCCCGTCTGCCCCGATGCCAGCAGCGATGATGCCAGCTTCGTCTGCGTTCTTGCCGCCTGTAGCGGAGGGGTCCACAGCAACGACCACACGCACCAGGTCGGGCGCGGCGGCGGTGCGGAGTTCGTCAATTCGGGTGAGCTTCCAAAGGGCATAGGGATTGTCCTCTAGGATCTGAGCCAGCAACTCTTGTCTGCCCAACCGTGTCCCGGCGTACTTGGCAACGATGCGCTGGTAGAACTGCGGCGCAAGGTTCGCTCGGTTCTCGTAGGTTGTGCCGCCAGTGAGCACCGTCGTCGCCGATGCGACGAGATCCTTAATCGCCGGCGTTGGCCTGGGCGTTGTGGTCACTGCGACCTGCGGGTTGGGGCCCGCCCTGAGTCCGAACATGAGCATGTCCCAGGTCTCGTCGTATTTCCACGCTGCCAGCTCATCGGCCCAGGCTATGTCGTGCTGAGGGCCACGGAGCCGCTTGGGCTCCTCTGCGCTGTAGAGCGTAGCCCGCGCCCCGTTGGGCCAGGTGAGCCGCCGTTTCGTGGCCTCGTACAGCGGCATGTTCCACGGCGGGCATATCGCAAGTATCCCAGATTCGCCCTCGACGACGACGTCGCGCGCGTCGCTGGTCGTTGGTGCGACGAGTGCCGCGCGTCGAAACAGGCCCGACTCCATCTTCGCGCGAATCCACTCAGCGCCGGTGCGCGTCTTGCCATAACCACGGCCCGCAAGCACGAGCCAGGTGAGCCAGTCGCCCGGCGGCGCGAGCTGCGCGGGACGGGCCCAGAAGCGCCAGTCGTAGAGCAGGTCATCCGCTTGGCTCTGCGTCAGGCTCGCTATCACCGCCTGCTGCTGCGAGGGCGGCAGACTGACGAGCGATGAGCTGTGCGAGGACGCCTCGCGCGTCATGGTCAACGTCAACGGGTATCGCCTTTCCGTTTGCGCCGGTGTGCTCAGTGCGCTGCGTGTAGCCGCGATCCTTGGCCTGCGTCGATAGGTAGTATTTGACGGCCCACTGCTCGCCGTTGTTGACCTGCTTCACAAGCTGGACCTCAGCAACGTCCTTTAGCTTCTCGCGCTCATCCTGCCACGCCTGGGCTACGGTTGGATGGTTCGTGATGTACTTCTTGGCAGTATGCCACGCGCAGCCAACACGCTGCGCTATCGTCGTAACGATCCCGCCGCTGTCCTTGATTGCTTCAATGAACTGCGCCGCTGTGAATAGTCCCATGTCTACCCATTCGTCACTTTTTGCATCTCAAGCGTCCGGGTCGGACTTGCACCGCCAGTTTCCGCGTTGGTAACGCGCCACCGACTATCCCTCGTCAACCTTCGCCAGCGCCCTCGTCACCCGTCCGTCGCCGTCCATGCGTTCACGCAAAAGATCCCAGAGCGCCTTTACCTGCGCCTTGAGATCCTCAACCTCTGC